TGTCTATAACCTGCTGGATGACATCCTCAAATTGGTGGGAGGCTCTGCCGAGGCCAGTTGGCTGCTGATGCGTAAGGGCTTCGTGATTAACCTCGAAAACGACATGGCGATGAGTGTCGAAGAGTCTGACGCATTGGAAGAGCAAATCGATGAATATGCTCATGGCCTACGCCGCTTTATGAAAACGCGCGGCGTCACCGTCAGCGACCTCGGCAGCGAAGTGGTTGACCCATCCGGCCCCTTTAGCGTCATCATCGGGCTGATTTCAGCCGCCACCGGCATCCCGCAGCGCATCCTCCTCGGCTCAGAGCGTGGCGAGCTAGCCTCATCACAGGACGCGTCGAATTGGGCGGGGGCCATTGCTAGCCGCCAACTCAACTTTGCCGAGCCAACGATCCTACGCCCGCTAATTGACCGCCTGATGGCGTGGGGAGCCTTACCGAGACCGCAGGCTGCTGATGGACGCTATACGGTCATTTGGGATCCGCTGTTTGAACTCAACGACCAGGAACGCGCCCTGATTGGCGTTACCTGGGCCGATGCCATCCAAAAGCTCGCATCCGTCTATGGCGAGCCACCCATCACGATGGAGGAATACCGCGGCGACTTTACGCCCTTCCCCGGCGAGTTGCCGGTGACGGCCATAGAGCCTGTGCCACCCCGAACTATTCCCGCCAACCTGCCTGGAGAGGATGTACTTAAGCAAGTCGCCGATGTCGTGGGCAATGCCGGCTACAGTGGCCCGGAAGCGTACGCGTTGGTCAACGCAGCGGCGCGGCTGATTGCAAGGAATGGCGCATGACTCGAAACAAAAGTGGTGCTGATACTCGCTTTGTTGCATGGCAGCACGGACAAGAGCTTACTGTTTCGATATGCGCGCGCCAGTGGGACGCTATCATCAAAATTGTCGATCAGAAAACACAAACTGAAATGTCATTCGAGTTTAGCCTAAATGATGCAGAGGAAATGGCAGAATTCTTGAATCGTGAGATTAAGTCAAGGCGAGGACAATCTCTAACAAAATTTGAAGAGTTGAAAGAGAAAATGAAAGACGATATCGAAGAATGACCCCAGAACAACTCGCCAAGTGGGCCGAATCGCAAATCCAAGCCCTCATCAGCATCGGCTTTGACGCCATCGAAGCCGAGCGTAGCGTCAACTGGGTTATCACGCATTTGCCGCCTGGGGCTGATCCAAGGACGTACATATTCCCGGCTGAAACGTTGAATGAACCGTTAGACGAGGCCGCTGTAAATGACGCCAGACAAGATTGGTACGCTTCCAGCGCAATTCCGGCAAAATACAAAAGGCTTTTGGATGCGAGAGAGCGTAGTAGCTAACGCGTCACCCTTGCCTGGCTATACCTTTGACAGCAAGTCGGGAAGATACCGCTCAAACGCCACGGGCCGCTACGTCGCCCGTCCTGACATCCTCTTGTTGCTCGAAGCCCAGATTAACGGCAGCGAAGAGCGCATGAACGCCCTGACGCTGGCGGTGATGGAGGAGCTGATCACGCCCGCCGTCTGGCAGGAACTCACGCGTACGGAAGTCAAGCGTCAGGTGCTTCAGCAGGCGGCCCTTGGTTCAGGCGGCTGGGATCGCATTTCGCAGGCCGCCTATGGCCGCGCCGGGTCAGACCTGCGCCAACTCTATGCCCAGATTAGCGGCACGGCGCGGGATATTGCAGATAGCCAGGTGAGCATGGCGCAAGCGCAAGCCAGGGCCAATGAGTATGCCGGGCATGGGCGCAGCCACTTCTATGAGGCCGAGCGTGAGACGATACAGCCAAGCGCCAGCAACATGGTGCTAATTGAGCGGCGTATGTTGAGCGCCGGCGGCAAAGTGTGCAAGGATTGCGTTTCGTTCTACGAACGGGGCTGGCAGCCGTATGGCTCGCTGCCTGTGCCTGGCGCAGATAGCGTATGCCGGGGAAATTGCCGCTGCCGTCTGACTATCATCGAAGTTGAAGCCAGCGAAATGGCTGATTGGCTTGGTACGAAAAGATGACAGAATCACGCGTACCATACCTAACAAAAGTTGTTGCACAAAACGATAAAAAGTGTGATACGATAATTGTCAACCGGGCCGACCTTGAAAAAGAGCATGGTTTGCTCATGGCCCGCTTGCACATGGTACGCCATCAATTAGGCTATCCGCCGCTGACCTTAAAAGAACAGCGCAGACTCGCAACTAAATAATTCCGCCTCAAGAGGAAATCACAGGGCGCAATTCTGGAATCATCTTCCAGAACTGCGCCTTTTTTTTGTTGTTTTCTGGAGCGCCATCCCAATGCTCACCTTGCAATTTTCCGGCAATGCCACGACAGGCCAGGTAAAAGAGATTACACACGGGGGCAGGCGTTATCTGGTTTCTCCTGTGGTGGCATTGCGTGAAGGCATTCTTAACGACACGTACGTGTCAGCCGCCGAGTTTAGCAAGTTCGCCTCTTCATGGCAGGGCAGACCCGTTCCCATTTCACATCCCAGGGCCGATGGCTTGCCCACCAGCGCCAACACGCCCGACATCTGGGCCACGGACGTACTAGGCCATTTCTGGAATGTAGCCGTTGACGGCGGCGCGCTCAAGGGCGAAATCTGGATTGACCTCGACAAGGCGCAAACGATGGGCGAGCGCGCCGCTACCGTCATCAACCGCTTGCGGCAAGGCGGACAGATGGAAGTGTCAACCGGCTATTTCTGCGAGATGGAGGCAACGCCGGGAACCTATAACGGTGCGGCCTACGGCGGCATTGCTCGCAACATTCGCCCCGACCATTTGGCCTTGTTGCCGGATGAGATTGGCGCCTGTAGTTGGGCGGACGGCTGCGGTACGCCGCGTGTGAACAGCGAGTGCGGATGTCAGGAGCGATCTATGAGCGAAGAAACGCCGGCAGACGTGTCTGCCAACGAAAGAAATTTATTCGACAAATTTTTGGGATGGCTTGGCGGACAGAAGTCGCCAGAGGAAACAATTTTAGTGCACCAGGAGAGTGATATGAACAAAGAACAGCTTATTGCCGGGCTGGTCGCCAATGCCAAATGCAAGTTTAGCAAGGACAAATTGCAGACTTGGGCCGAGGGCGACTTGCAAGTATTACAGGACAGTTTGGGCGAGGCGGAACCTGTGGCAGAGCCTACACCTGAGCCGGAAGCGCCTCACGCTATCCACCGCCCAGAAACCGTGCCTACCCTGTCGCCGGAACTAGAGGCGCGTCTGGCTGGGCTGGAAAGCCTGCTCAAGGGACTCAGCGCCAACAGCGACCGGGAGAAGGCGGAACTGGTCAGCGCCATCGTCGCCAATAGCCACGGCGCCTGGAGCGAGGCCGATTTGATGCGCCATGACCTGCCCAAGCTGAACCAGGTTTATAGCAGCTATCTGCCGCGTGACTATTCCGGCAACGGCGGCGCCTGGCGCACCACTGACCCGGAAGAGGAAGAGCTACTTATGAAGTGGCCGGATGAGTTCAAGAAGTTGGGGGTCTAATCATGGCAAGCACCACACCACACACGATTGTGCTGCGTTCCAACAATCCCGACAACGGTATGCAGCGCCCGATGGAGGCGCCTGTTCAGGCCGCCGCTACCATCAAGCCGGGCCAGTTGCTTGACTTTGGCACGACCAATACCGTCAAGCCGCACGCTACCGCTGTTGGCAACCGCAACGGCAACAAGGTAGCTCTTGATAACCTGTGGGCGACCGATACCACCGTCGCCGCCATCGACGCCCCCTACACGGCAGGGCAGACATGCGCCTACGTTCATGCTGTGCCGGGCGATGTGCTTTACATGTGGCTCAAGACCGGCTCGAACATTGCCAAAGGCGCGGCGCTCGAATCGGCAGGCACCGGCGCTTTGCAAGTCGCGACGACGCCCGTCGCCGGCAGCGGCATCGATAATATCGTCGGCTATGCCGAGGAAGCGGTCAACAACGCTACCGGCTCTGATGGACGCATCCGCGTTCGGATGGCATAAGGGAGAGATCATGCCAAATTCAAATCTTCAGGTTCTCGACCTTAATTCGAGTGCAGGACAACAAGCCATCCTCGGCGGACGGCCCACCGTCAACAAGCGTACCGGCGCCGTCACCATTACCTCGGGGCGTGGGCTGCACGCCAATTCAGCCTTACGCAGCACGGAATGGGCGGAGCTGGACAGCCAAATTGTCGCCGCCGCCTTGCCACCCTTGCGCCTCACCAATCTACTGGTCAGCCGCGGCCTAACACGGCGTCTTGGCAGCCTCGGCACCATCATCGCCCAGTACAACCAAATCGGTGAGATGACAGCAGCCAGCGCCACCATCCGCGGCCATGCCTCAGTGGAAAAAGACCTGGCTGACTTCACGATTGCCGGCGTACCCGTGCCGGTCGTGGCCAAGGAGTTTGAGCTGGATGAGCGTCTACTGCAATCCAGCCGCATGTTGGGCGACGGCCTCGATGTGGCCAACGCCGCCGCTGCCGCCCGCGTTGTGGCCGAAAAGATTGAGGATATGCTGATCTTAGGCGATACCTCGATCAACATCCTCGGCCAAACCATCTACGGCCTCACCACTCATCCCAACCGCAACACCGGCACAGCGACATCCTTTGGCGGCGGCGACTGGGCGACCGCCGGCAATGCCGTCAAGACGATTGCCGGCATGATTGGCGCTGCTCAGGCCGATGGCTACTATGGGCCGTATGGCATTTTCGCCTCGGCTACGCAGTTCAATGAAGCCGCCTTTATCTATGACACCGATGGTAGCGGCGATACACCGCGTGACCGCATCCTGCGGATGCAAGGCGTTGTCGCCTATGAGCAGATTCCGCAATTAGCCGATGGCACGGTGCTACTGGTGCAGCTCACCTCAGACGTTGTACAGATTGCCTTTGTACCCGGCTACTTCCCCTCGACAACACGTGAGTGGGTCAGTGGCGACCGTATGCTCAACAGCTTTAAGGTGCTGGCCGTGACCACGCCGATTGTCAAGGGTAGCGCCGGCGCCAGAAGTGGCGTCGTTCACGCAACAGGAGCCTGAACATGGAACAATCAGAACGCAAGCCGCGCCATGTGGCGCGTAGCTCACAGCCAAAAGAAGAAGAAACATCAACCTACCGCGTCAAGGAAGGGCAGACGTGGGGCACCAATCCTGAGTTGGAAGCCGGTGACACGGTGGAACTGACCGAAGCCGAGGCCGCCGGCTTTGAAGATAAGTTAGAGCCTGTGGGTGGCGCCGCTAAAGCCGCGGCGGATGCTCGTGCCGCGCAATTGCCCGCCGGCGCCGTTTCTGCCACGACAGAGACGGTCTCACCGCCTGTGGTCGATGATAGTCAGGCGACGGGTTCCCCACGCGTGCCAAAGCGCAATTAAGCCATGTACGGAAGCATAGAAGGCGTACGCGCGCTCGTGCCGGCCAATGAATCGATCCCGCTCTCGGCGCCGATTGGTCAATGGCTGGGCGAAGGCGCGGCGATTATCGACCGCTATTTTCTCAGCGCAGGCTATGGCGCACCCGTGGCCGGCTCTGTGCCGTTCTACCCGGAATTGGTCGGCCTCAACAATTTGTTCGCCGCCGCTTATGTCAAGCGCGCCGTCAACATCGAGGTGGCGGGCGGCTTTGAGCAACTGCCCACCAGCGAGGTATGGCTGCGCGATTTTTATAGGCGGCTCGAAACATTGGTGGGCGCAGACCTGACCGCAGTAACGGGCATCGTCGTCACGAGCGGAACCACGCAAGGCTCCATCTTTAGTGTGTACTAATCATGTCAGTACAGATTAGCGTTGACAGCCGCGCCGTCCATCAAATGTTGGGGCGCGCCCCAACTCAGATCAACAGAGCCATGTACGATGGCATGGTAGACGCTACCACGCTGCTAATTGGCTTGGCGCGCCGCTATCCGCCGCCGCGTGCAGGCTCTACCTACGTGCGTACCTACAATCTGATGCGGAGTTGGAGCAGGATGGTGACAGGCACTGTGCAGAGCCTACAGGGTGTGGTGAGCAGCAATAGCGCCACGGCGCCCTACAACCGCTACGTGATGAGCAGGGCTAGCCAAGCCATGATCCACCGTGGACGCTGGGCTACCGTTGAAGATATTGCCGAACAAAGCCAGGCGACGATAAATGCCATCTTTGACGCCAGGTTACAAGGGGCGATCCGATAAATGGCGCAGGTCAACGATATTGCCCAGGCTTTACTTACGGTACTGTCAGCCAACATTGCCGATATTGACCGCTCCTCCAAGGATAGCTACGAGCCGGCGGTGGACAGCCAGAAGATCGCCCTGATTGCCGTACCCTTTCGCCAAGCTGACACCTATGAGTGGGCCGACCTCAGCGGCACGAAGCTGCTTTGCCGCCATACCATCAGCCTCGAATTCTGGGTGCGGCTGCCAAACGAGGCGAACGGCATTGCCACGGCCATGCAGCGCGGGCGTGATATTGGCTTGCAGGCGGCTGTGGTCATTGCCGCCCATGACGGCGAGGGCTATCAGCTGGAGCCGGATGCGGCCATGATGGAGGTGGCGGTCGATGATGCCATCCTCAATTTGAATGGCCCGGTCTATTTGCGGGCGCGTATGGGCGTGCGTGTAAGGCAAGAAATCGAGGTGAGTTAGTGGCCGTCAGAGGAACATTAGCCAGACTGCTGGTGGATCAATGGGATTTTAGCTGCGAAACATCCGCTATCGACCTGACATTGGCGATTAGCGAAGAGGATATCACGAGCCTGTGCGACACGGCTGCGGCCTATGCGCCCACCTTAGCCGCCTTCACGATTGAGCATAACGGCTACATGAAAACGCCGCTGGGCATTGCCGGCAGCATTGAGCAGGAGATGAACGCCCGTATGGGTGTGCAGGGCAGCTATGTGGCGGCCCTATTTGGCACGGATGTACCCTTCTGCCCGGTCTATGTGCTGGACAATACCTTTGGCGCCACCATGACGATTGAGGCGCCGGCGACGGGCATCCTCACGCTGAGCGGCGCCTGGGGACAGGGGCAGGGCGGGCATAGAGGCTATCGTATGTTTGACGGCGTAGCGAGCGCCACCGGCAACCAGACGCCGGGCGATTGGGGCGTCGTCGGTACGCAGGGCGGCGAAGCCTATTTGTTCCTGCGAGAGGTGACGGGCAGCTTAGGCAGCGCCACGGTCACGGTGAGCCATAGCACAAGCTCAGGCGGTACCTATACGGTACTCGGCACCTTTACGCTGACCGCCGTCGGCGCCTATGAAATTAACTTTACGGGGACGGTCAACCGCTGGCTACGCCTGGCCATTACCAGCATGGGCGGCGCCACGGCATTGGATATGATGGCGTGCGCTTGCGTGCGTGGCGTCACAGAATAATCAACAGGAGAGAACTATGGCAGCAATTAAGGGAGCCGGCAATTGCGTCGTCACGTATAACGCAATTCCTCTTTCGCCGTACATCAACAGCGCCGATATGACCAATACGATTGCAGAACTAGAGGCGACAGTCCTGACCAGTACGGCAGAGCAAACTATTGCAGGACTTGGCAGTTATGAGATGCAACTCGATGGCGATTGGGACATAGCACTAGACAACGCCCTGGGGACGGATAGTATCAGCGGCACATTACGGACGGCGAGTATCAAATATGGCAGCGGGGCAGGGGCGATGGTGACGTATACGTGGGCGACCAACGCCTTTATCACCTCCTACAACATCACCACAGCGGCCAATGAGAAGATTGGCTTTAGCGCCACGCTGCGGCTGAACAATGCGCCAACCAGGGCGGTAACGTAATGCGCTACGAGTGTGATGATCCGCTCTTTGCCGGGGACTTTATCGAATTTAGCGATACGTTTAGCCGTGCAGAGCAGCGGGCGCTAAATGTTGAATCAGCGCGTGATGAGGCGGCTTTCTTAGATTTGCTGCGCCCGAAAATCAAGGCGTTGCATCTGAGTTGCATTGATGCCGAGGCTATTACGCGGCGGGAGGATTTTACGTCGGAACGCACCGAGGCGATGGACTTGCGCCTCTTTGGTTGGTTTGCCGTGGTGTGGGTGAGGCATCTACGCGGGTTATTAGACCTGGGAAACGCGTTAGGGCGGAACTCGTCGGCTATCTCCGTAGCGATCCGGGAGACCGCCCTGCCGAACCTGAACCACTCCTAGACGCTTGGCTCTTAGACCTGTTCCCAGGCCGCACGCTTGAGGAGCTTGACGAGATGGACTTAAACCGCCTGTACCGGGCCAAAATTGCGGCGCGGATGCAAGCGGTTGAGGGACGGCGTAAGCGGTTCTTGGAGGGCAAGCTCAAAAGCAAGGATATTGAGGCTGATGAGTGGAAGCTAATCGTTGCGATGGATGAATGGGCGCAGGAGGATTAGAGCTTTCCGCTACAGGATGCAATCACATATTCGCCTGTCGATTTCGTCTCATAGGTCAGGATGTCATCGACAAAGATTTGGCAGGAGATCGTCGTAAAGTTCTCGTCATTTTGCACGGAGAGATAGAGGAAGTCGCCGCGCTGAGCCGTGCGTGAATCAATCGTTACGGTTGTTGAGTTACTACAAGCACTGACATCTTTTTGCGCCGTGCCATTGGGCATTTTATAGGTAGTGCCAATGCTGTGGCAGCCGGATTGCAAGACGGAGACTTTATAGACAACTTCATGGGCATCGGCATTGACAGATTGAGAGAAATCATAGGTTTCAACGGGCTTCCTCGCCGGCAGCCTGCTCTTACCTGTTGCTGTGGTCAGCGTGTGGCCGTTATAGCCCGGGAGCCCACTGGGCGCAGCCTTCTGGCTAGCAGTGGCATAGGTCGCCAACACAAAGACAAACAAGCCAATAACGACAAGAACGGCAATCATAAACGGTTTCACTTAGTACACCCACTTGGCATTGACGTAACCCGTCACTTTATTGCAGTTCAGCAAATAGAAGCTCATGTGGATACCTTCGATTACAACAGGCTTTGCGTCTCGCAATTTTATGCACTTTAGTCCATCGGGAAATTCAGTGACTTGGCCTTCATCGCCTGGCCCAACGCGTTCAAACATTTGCACGATGGAGTTACCGGGGGCGGCTTTGAGGTATACGGAGTTCTGATTGCGTGACGTGACCTGCGGAGCGGACGCAACTGTAACAGGATGGGCGTCTTGATACGTCATGGCGACAAACCAGGCCATACCAATGACGAGTAGAGCGATGATACCGAACGTTTTCATTTTTGAACATTCTTTCCTGAAATAAAAAACTCCTACCGGAGTGACCGTGCAGCTTGTCGAAGGCGCGTGGGTCTCCAGTAGGAGCAAACAACCATATCAAATTGAGTACTGCCGGTCAATTTACTGCACCTTCGACGTAGAGCAGCATACACGCTATTGTTTGTGAAAATTATGTCACATTCCTTGCTCTTTGAGCCGGTTCCGAACAGAGATAAATCATGCCAGCCAGCAGCAAACTACAAATTCTGATCGAAGCCAAGAACAATAGTTCCGCGGGCATCAAGTCGGCAGAGTCAGACCTCAAAGGGCTTGATAAAGCCGCCAGCAACATAAGCGGCGGCTTAGGCGGCCTGGCGGGTGCGGCGGGCGTGGCCGGCATTGCCGCCTTGGGTGCGGCGGCGGTCGGTGCTGCCATTGACATGGCCAAGGGCGCAGCCGAGGCAGAACGCCTCGGCGTAGCCTTTGACAACTTAGCAGGGCAAGCGGGGCAAGCCGGTGATGAGATGCTCTCCGCCATGCAAGAGGCGGCGCATGGAACCATCTCCAATGCCGAGCTAATGGCCTCCGCCAACCGCGCCATGTTGCTAGGCGTGGCTGATTCTGCTGAGGAAATGGCGCAACTCTTGGAGGTAGCGGGCGCGCGTGGCAAGGCGATGGGCGAAAGCACAGCGCAAGCCTTTAGCGACCTTGTGACCGGCATCGGGCGTATGTCCCCGATGATCTTGGATAACCTCGGCATCACCGTAGACGCCGTTGCCGCCAATGAAGCCTATGCCAGAAGCATCGGCACGACGGCTGAGAAGTTGACCGACGCCGAAAAGAAACAGGCATTACTCAATGCCGTCATTGCTGACAGCACGCAAATCATTCAGGACAACAAAGCCGCCGGCGAGGATGCCGCCTCCAACTATGAGCGTATGGATGCGGCGCTGCAAAACGCCAAAGATGCATTAGGCCAACTCTTTAGTCCGGCAATTGCGGCGATTGCTCAGACGTTGGCCGATGCGGTGAGCCAGGTTACGCAGCATGTCGAGGAGATGGGCAAGTCAAACAATCTGGCCGAATTGGGATATACCGCCGAAACGGCCTCGCTTGCGATTATAGGCATAACCCACGAATTAGAGTTTTTGGCGCAACAAGAGGAAGAACTAGCGGCAGCGCATCAGAAGGGATCGGCGGATTGGAACGAGTTGCAAGCCGACATCCAGGCGACAACCGCCCACCTAGCCGAAATCAAGGGCGCTACGCTTGCCTATAACCAGGCGTTGCTAGAAGCCGATGCCTCGCTGGTCAAGCAGGATCACGATACGGTGATTGCTGACCTTGCGCTCGGCCATCTGACGACGACGATTGGCGCCGTTGCGAGCGCCCTACCCGGCGCGGCCTTGCAGGCGGAGCATTTCGCCAGCGTACTGGCACAACTCAAAGCGCAATCCGATGCCACCTCCGCCGCCCTTGCCGGCATTGCCTCCGCTGCCGTGGGGGCCGTTCATTCGGCTGCCAGCGCCGCCGTGGGGCTGATGCCTGCCAGCGAAATTGCCCGCATCTATGGCGAGAATACCAAGAAGATTAGCGAACAAGTCAAGGTCATGCACGATGTCGGCATGAGCCAGGATGAAATCGACTTCAAAACGCAGGAGATGGCGAAGAAGGCATCCTTGCCTTTCGACTTGGCCGTCGAAGCGGCGCGTGAGGCAGAGAAGGCCAATAACCACGTGGCCAAGAGCGTTGACGCCCTAAGTAAGGAATACAACGACCTCGAGGGTAAGGTATCCAGCGTCTTACAAGCGGCGCTTGACCCTGGCGTCGGGGTTGACCCGCAAAAAATACTGGAGGGCATGGGCTTTCCGCGTGAGGACGCCATCAACGAGAACGCCCGCCGCTTGGCCGACATTGCCGCCAATGGGCTGAAGGATCAGGACTGGTTGGGCGAATTCCGTAACGAAGTGCCCGACATTTGGAACATGATCCGCCTGGCGCAGAACCCGCAGGAAGAAGCGGCGCGGCTGCTGCAAGACTTTCAGGACGGGCTATTGACCTCGCCGATTGACAAGGCCAAAGCCAAAGAGATTGTGCGTAGGCAGATTACGGGCGATCAGAACATGGCGGCGTTGGCCACCGAAATCGCTACCGAGTTGGCCGCTGAGATGGGCATCCCCATGCAGCAGGCATTGGCAGCGGCACAGGGGACGCTAGGCGGCGGTACGGGCATGGGGACGGAGGCGGCGACGACCTTTGCCGATGGCGCAGCGGCGGCACTGGATGAGGGCAACGGCGGCGGCGCTTTTGTCACCAAGTTTACTGAGCAGATGAAGGCTAGCTACAACCTGCTCTCGCAAGCGGGCAAGGATGCCGGCAAGATGTGGGGGGCCAACTTTCTGGAAGTGGTGGGCGAGAATGTGCCGCCGGCATTGGTCAAGATACTGGTTGAATTGACGACTCCGGGTGTTATTGCGGCATTGGCGCAGAAGGGCAGCTTGACGGGGGCAACGCCATGACAGCAGGGCGATTTCCAGGTGAGCCAAAGCTATTCAAAATTGTCTTTGAGGATATTGAGGAGACAAGGCATACCGATTTTGTTGTTGCCGTAACCATGCAGGATGCCATTGATTTTGCCTTGCAAGTCTACCGAGATGCCGATTCGATATGGGAGGAGTTGACCATAGATTCGCTCATTTCCGTTGAAAAGATAAGCGATGATTTCATCTTCACCAATCGAGCATTTGAATACTATGACAAGACGGATAAAAAGGTGTCCGCCTAATGGCCGTCGCGACCATACCCGTGCTTGGCGGTACGACACTGCCCGCACCCAAAGAGCAGACCTATCGCCGCCTTTATCGGGGCGGTACGCTGATGATGGCGGACGGCAGCATCGTACATGACCTCGTAGACGCCAACGCCCGCCACCAATTTCGTTTGGAATGGGTCTATCTGTCCAGTACGCAACTGACGACGATACAGACGGCCTTTGACGGCATTAAGAACGCCACGGCGGTTTATACCAGCATCCGCAACATGACGCACACGGTCACACGCACAGATGGCGGCGAGTTGGAAATAACGCCGGTGGTGACGGCAGGCGGCGACATCAAATTTAATGTGACGATGGAACTGGTCGAGGACTCATGAAGGCTGTTAGCTGTTGGCTGTTAGCTGTTAGCCGGAAAAAGCTGTTAGCCAACAGCCTACCGCCAACAGCCAACAGCCAAGGAACGAAGTGACGCCATGCCGCGTACCATCGCCTTTGACCTGCGCGTGGATTGGGGGTTGGACGGGTCATTCGTCAATGAATCTGCCCGCCTCGTGGCCGCCAATGGCTCAGTACGGCTAGCGGCGCCGGAGTCGGGCATCAGCAACCCACGCGGGACGGTTGACCAATGCACGATTACGCTCAACAACACGGACGGGCGCTTTAGCCCCTTGCTGACCAGTGGGCCATTGTATGCCGATATTGGCGGCGGTGGCGCTTACCATGCGCCGATGTACCTGCGCGTGAGCATCGACGGTGGCACGAGCTATAGCCGTGTCTTTACGGGTGTGCTGAAGATACCGCGTGAGGGGCCGCCTTATCCGGGTGTGGCGGCGACGGTAGAGATTGACTGTCGCAGCCGTGATGAGATATTGCTCAACAAGCGGCTGAGTACGCCCATCGCTACCTTTCGCAGCCTGCATGACGGCGGGGCCAGCGAAGCCAATATCATCCTGAACTGGCTCAACCAGGCAGGCATCCCTAGCGGCGAAACGGCAATCGATTGGGGGCTGGTCATCATCCCTTGGGCATGGCTGGATGACGAGTCACCCGTGGAGGATATCTGGCAGTTGGCGGCGGCAGCCGGCGGGCGCTTTTACTGCGACCAGGATGGCATATTCCGCTATGAGAACATGACGCACTGGCTCTTTGCGCCGCACACGACGAGCCAGGAAACGCTGACCAAAGCCAGCTATAGCCAGATGGATGGGCCAGCCTATGATGACCGTGAACTCTATAACGGCGTGACCGTGATTGCCAGCCCACGTGACCAGTTGGTTGTGGGGCCATTGTGGAGCGCCGGGCAGGTAGTCACCATCCCGGCAGGCGGCACAAAGGCAATGACGGCCAAGCTCAGACAACCCGCCTACCAGGTTAATGCCGTCAGCTACACGGCCATCAGCGGCAGCGGGCGCAACATGAGCAGCGTGATTGGCGTGTCGATGGTTCAGTACGCCCAACGTGTCGAGCTGACGATTACCAATAGCGATAGCGTCTATGCGGCGGAGTTGCTCGATTTGAGCCTGGTCGGTGTCAGCGTCAACGGCGCGCCGACGGTGGAGGAAACACGCCTCAGCTCCAACGCTTTTTGGACGAGCTTTGCTGATGCACGACCGGGGCGCACGCGGCTGTTACGCGGCAGTAGCTATGTGCAGACACAGGCACAGGCGGCGATGCTGGCTGAGTTTTTGCGGGATAGGTACCAGTTGCCGCGGCTATCTTGGGTTTTGCGCGGCGTACCTGGCGATCCTTTTCGTCGCCTGGGCGACCGCGTGACGGTGGCCAATGCCGATGCGATGACGGCGAACAGGGATGGGTTTATTACTGGGTTGGCGTGGCGGTGCAGCAACAAAGGCTTCAATCAGGACATTGAGCTATTGGATGCCGGCAACCCGTCCGATGGTACGGGGCTATTTCAGAGCAGCACGTACTTCGTAATCGGCAGTAATGCGCTTGGCTCTGGCGCTGGTTCTAATCACGGGCAGTTGTTCTATTAAGGGAAATCATGCCGTACGTCGCAATCCCGAATTTCACTGACAACACAAACCTATCAGCCAGCGCGCTCAATACCCTGAGCAGCAACCAAGCGTTTTTGTACGCCGTGGCCAACAATGCCAATGCGCCCTTTAACAGCTTCAGGGCGGTTCATGTGACGTTGGACAGGAACGTGATGGAGTGGAAGATACGCCATCGCTGCAACTTCCTGCACTGGAAAATCAACGCTGACGGCAATTGGCAGCGGGCGCGCATCTGGTACAACGGCGTCAAGCTGGCCGACTCCCCGGTCGGGTTGGCGTGGACAGGCGTTTACAACCTGGCGAGCTGGGCAGGATTGCCTGACTTACTCGGCGCCTGGGCCAGTGGCCAATCCTATAGCAATGATGTGGACAGCGACAACGATGACGGCCATAAGGTGACGCAGGGCGGGCAGTATTACCGCTGCAAGCTCTCGCATACGTCAGCGGCGGGCAACCAGCCGGGCGTGGGCGCATCGTGGGCAACCTATTGGGATTTGCTGACCTTGCCGAGCGTGGGCAGCATCTGTTCAACGTGGATGTACGTCCAGTTTGCGACCGGTCACGAAATCGGCGTCGAGTACATATTGGAAACGGATAGCGTGAGCTTCTAATGGCCTATAGCGTACCGCCACAGTGGGCGCATTTGGAATACCCCACCGCCGCCAAAATGAACCTCTACAAGGACGGCCTTGACGCCGCCTATGCCTTGACCGGCAGCGCCAAAATCCAGGTGGCCGTCTGTATGCGCATGGCAACGGTACAGGGCTATTACTTCGTCAACCGCTGGCGTTGGCTGATCTATCTAGGCTCCGCACGTATCGACGACCCGGCCGGCGTCAGTGACGAGGTGAGCTTGCCGGACAATGGCGGCTGGTCTGCCTATGACCTGCTGCAGGTAGATTGGCTCTACCCCGGCAAGCTCTACCAGGTGCAAGAGGCGATGTGCTGCTTTGAGGATTATGAGGGCTTTTGATGGCTGTTAGCTGTTGGCTGTTGGCTGTTGGCTAACAGCAGAGAGAAACGAGCGAAGACGACGTAAGAGCGATTGGCACTGCTCACGCAATTCTTGCATTTGTTCGCTAGTAATGTAGCCAAGCTGTTGGGCAATGAGGAGTTGGGTATCTACTTCAGCAGCCGAGCCGATAGCGATACGCAGATGACGACCCAGGATAGGGTCTGTTCGCTGGGCATAGCCTTCAGCAATATTGGAGGGAATTGATACTGCGGCTCGTTGAATCTGGCTCGTTAGGCCGAACCGTTCGTCGGGTGGAAATTGTCGAGTGGATTGATAGATTGCAGTGACAAATCGAATGCCATCTTGCCACACTTCTAAGTCACGATATTCTTTGGTTGCCATGAGGTGCTTTCCTATGTTAGCGACGATGTTTACTCGTGTAGTATACCATATTTCCGGCTGTCTGGCTAACAGCCAACAGCCAACAGCCAACGGCCTCTAAAATGCCTAAGGATATTAGCGAACGCATCATAGATAGCCCCTTCGCACCGGTCACAGGCCGCGGCGGTAGCGTCATCATTGGCGGCGGGGGTGGTGGGGGAGGTGGCGGCGGCGCTACCAATCTGGACGGTCTGACCGATGTAACCATTACCGCGCCGGTTAACGGGCAAGTGCCGACCTACAACAGCGGGTCGGGGCAGTGGGTGAATGCGGCGCCGGCAGCGATGGTGGCGCATGCGCTCAGCGGCAGCTTCCATACCGGCCTGCTCGATTGGAGCAAGGTTGACACCGCAGGCTCGAATCTGACCGACATTACTACACGCCTTCATGTGGATCTGCAGGGCATGACGCCCAACGACCATCACGACCATGTTCACCCCCTGATCGGTACGGACAGCGACGGGGTAATGCAGCACACAGCTACGGGCCTAACGAACGGGTGGGTGGTCAGAGCCAATGGGCCAACGGCCTTTGCTTGGGGGCAACTGAGGCATACCGAGATTGACCCGACCAGTATTTTGCCTGACCAGCACCACCCATTCATGCATGACATCATCGCCAACGTGCCGGGCTTTGGCACAGCGCACACGGTGACGGGGGCCGACTTTACCGTGGTCGGTGTGCATCCGGCTGACACGCTGGCGCTACTGCCTACATCCTCCGCTCCAGGGGCGGCGGTCAGCATCCTCAAAACCGATGCCAATGGCGCTATCCAACTGGATACCAATTTGCTGTATGTGGACGGGGCCAACAACTGGATTGGCATTAACCGCACACCCAGCGGGGCTACGCTGGATGTAATCGCCTCTGCCAATGCTGACCACACGCAGCGTATCAAGCAAAAGAGCGGGCAGACGGGGCGCATGTGGCGCATTGAGGATTTGAGCGGCAATGAGCTGATTGTCCTGGACAGCGTGGGCAATTTGCAGAGCGGGCGGCCCGGCTTCGTGTCGGGGCTGACCGGCTGGCAGATTACGCCGCAGGGCAACGCCGAATTTAACAATATTTGGGCCAGGGGCGAATTGCACGCCACCGTATTCGTCAAAGATGAGATCCATGCGACCGGCGGCACCTTTATGGTGGCGACGGCGGGCGTACTGCACGATGACGCCCAGATTGATTCATCAACGGTCGATGATGATGTACTGGTGGTCTATAGCACACCGGCTGGGGCGGGTGTACCGTTACAGGTAGTAACGACGAGCGGCACGTTTACCGGCAACGAACTACACGTCATCGGCATTCGCAACATCATCAATGTCAACGACCCACCATCGGGGCCAGGCTTCTACTTCCAGCCGGGCGACATTATCCGCAGCAAGACCGAGGTGCCAACGGGCGTCACCGACTTTTGGCTGGAGATCAATAGCGCCGTGCAGAACAGCGGCTACAGCAGCTACAGCGTCTTTAAGCGCAGTGGCACAGACGGCACATTGCCCAAGGGCGCGGCGCTTGTCTCGTATGGGCGTGAAGGCGACGGGCGTATCCTCATGACGAGCGATTTGAATTACGCCCCGTACATTGACGTATTCACGACCGGGCCAAATGTATGGACGGGTGACGCTGGGGCTATCGTGCCACGGATGCGGATGGGGCGTCTTGACGGCATCGGCTTGCCCGGTGTCAGCGGCGTCACGCAGTACGGCATGATTGCCGGCAAGGATTTGTCAGACGCCAATAGCGGCTATCTAATTGCCTCCAATCTGCAATTCAGCCTCTACAAAATCAACATCCGTCTTAACAATGGCACAAACGATACAGGGCTATGGACGCCGGACGGCAATCTATTCCTGGGGACAAACATTGGCGGCGATCCTGTCAACAGTCCCAACCTTACCACAACGGGCTTTCGGGTTTATACGACGGGCGGATTGGGCGCCAGTCCCGGCGATGTCATCATCGGCAATGAGGCTACCGACAATTATCTAAAATGGTCACAGGTAAGCGGCGTGTTGACGGTGCATGGGCAGTTGTTAGTAGGCGGCGGCGGCGGCGCTGTGACATCTACCTATGTCGATGCCAAGGACGTGGAGTATGACGCCAAGGCCAATCTTTCACCGACGGGCTATGCCGGTATCGCCCAAGCTGCCGCACAGGTCTATGGCGACGCTCGCCGCATCGTCGGCGTCGCCGGCAGTTGGGACAGTACGGGGGCGACAACGATTCGCTGGGGAACAAAGGCGGCGGGCGCGGTCGCTCTCACTGCCACCTTTGGCAATAACAGCACGCGCACGATTGCCGACCACGCCGCAGCATCGGTCACGGTCAGCACGCGTACCTATCTCTTTGTCAACACGTCGGGTAGCGGCACCATGACGATGCTGACGACGACTAATGCTTCCTTGGTGGCGGCCTCGGCCAACAATGTGCTGATTGCCGTGGTTGACCCTGGCGACAGCTTGACCAAACGGTGCAGCATTACGGTAGTAGCGGGCAGCACGTTTATGAGCGGGAGCAATATCTTCACGGGCAGTATTGTGGCGGCCAACATTGCGACCGGGACGATTACCGCCAATGAGATTTTAGGCGGCACCTTGACCATGACCGAGATGGCGCCGGATGTGTCAACCGCCATGACAGCGGCAGGGTCAAGCGGGCGTGACCAGGCGCAGACGTACGGCGATGCCAGACGCGTCACGGGTGTCAGCGGCACCTGGACGGTGATCGACGGCGACACGATTAGCTGGACGGGCGTCTCGGTCAAGTTTGCCAATGGTTCGGCGCGCGCCATCGCCGCCTCGGGAGGCAATTACACCTTTAGCTCGACAGGACGTTGGTATCTCTTTGTCGATATGGGGGCGGGTTCGCTGACGATGGTGGGCGGCGGCAGCCCCTCGACCAGCATCAATGCCGTGCCGCTCAATGGTGTCCTGATTGCCGTCGTCGATACCTACGCCACAGGCAAGGCCTCGATCAACATCGTGGCCGGCAGCACGTACATTTCGGGCGGCAACATTGTGGCGCAGAGCATCAGGTCGACTGAGATTGTGGCCAACACGCTGACGTTGGGCAACATGGCGCCGGATGTGACGGGGGCCATCACGGACGCCCAAACTGCCGGCGATGACGCTGCTCTCGCTGCCTCCGACAATAAGATTTACGCTGATCAGCGCCGTTTGATTAATGTTGGCGGTTCATTTGTAGGCGTCAATGGCAACACCGTTTCATGGGGATCGCCCACTCCGTTACAGGCGAACTTTGCCAATGGCAGTGTCAGAACCATCACGGCGCAAACCAATGTGGGCCTCTCTCCTGCGGGTCGTTGGTATTTCTATGTAAATGTAGGTAGCGGTTCAGGCACGCTGGCGATGCAGACGCCGACGCGCACGCTGGGCGCTCTCGGTGTCAATGATGTGCTGATCGCCGTGGTGGATACCAGTACATTGGGGCCAACGCCTGTGGCGTCGATCAGCATCGTGGGAGGAAGCACGTACATTTCGGGTGGCAACATCATGACAGGCAGTATTGTCACCAGCAACCTAGCCGCCACGCAGATTACAGCCGACAAGTTGCAGGTCAACGACTTATCGGCCATCGGCGGTTCTGGTGCCGTCAACACAGGGTCGCTGGCGGTCGATGGCAGTTTGTCGATGAACACGACGGGCAAGTTCTATTCGGGAACCAAGACCACTTTTAACAAGACTCCCGTAGAGGCGGGTTTCTTCCTCGGCTGGGACACAGGGGCTGGTACTTCTGCCTACAAGTTCAAGGTGGGTGATATAACGAAGGCGGAGTTTAGCTGGGATGGCAATTCGATGGCGGTTTCAGGAAGCCAACCGCTTGTAATCAATAACCTGAGCAATGGGGTAGTCCTCGATATGCGCGGGCCAGCCGGACAATCGGGAACCCTGTCCATGCTGGCGACAGGCAGACTCACCTCGTCAAGGGACACCGAAGCGCCGCAAGTGTGGGCGAATAAGTTTATTCAAACGGGGACAACCTTGCAGATTCAAGCGTCGCGCACCATTACCAGCATAACCAATCCTCCCGATGGAGGACTCGCCGGTGAGATTTGTTGGGACGGCCAATACTTATATCTCTGCGTCGCTACAAATACCTGGCGTCGCATACCCCTGTTTTACACCGTAAACCCGGCTGCCTGGTGGGCATGAGTACTGCTGCCCAAGCGGCGGCGGAAACAAGGAGGCTATTATCGCTATTTCATTCTTACAACCACCTGGTGACGGCGGCGCTTAGGGTATATGTTTCCATCTTTTTCGCTTGACAATATCGCTGATGGTTGTAGGAGTTACGTGATATTGGTCGGCAAGTTTTTTTTGAGTTGACCCTAATGAGACATCGTGACGGATTTGCCTGACGGCTTCATCAGTCAATTTGGCAATAGGATTCTGTTCGCCAGGTTTGCTCACGTAGCGTCCGCGCCCTTTCTTCTCCTTGTCGTGCATATTATCGGAGTTAGTGCCAAGAAACAGATGATTCGGATTCACACAGCCAGGGACATCGCAACGATGCAGAACAAACAACCCGTCAGGGATAGGGCCAATGTGTATTTGCCAGGAAAAGCGGTGCGTTCCAATCATCCGTGTTCCATCATGAATGACGCCGTATCCAAAATTGTGTTTTGCGCCTTGCCAAAGCCAACACTTGTCGGGGGCATCCCGTTTGACGTACTTCCAGAAGCGGGTGATGGGATCAATGATCCGTGGAGGGCTGTCATTATGGCCACGTATAAAGCAGATTGGTTGGCCCTTAATCCAGCCATTTCCTTTGTGACTTCGTTTCGCTATCGTCGTGGGTTGCCCACATCCGCACATACACAAGCCGGATGGATTGGGGCCATCTTGAGGGAATTCAAATTGAGGTTGGGTAAATTTTGGGGTATGCTTCGACACGTCGATTTCCTCCTTGTAGGAATCGGCCACGCCACGGGCTGTTAGAAGCAGCGCCGTGGCAATTCTATTGGTGGTTATATTATACCACGAGGAGGACTTGTGGCCATATCGTTTTTGATGCAACAGGCGCTCAGCACAGCGCCGGACTTTAACGCACAGACCAATGCCATCGTGCAGCGAGAC